GACTACTCCTTCCATGAAGGAACGCCGGATCATGGTCAACTGGCTTTCGACTCGTCCCACTGCTACCCAGCAGGAGCTTGACGATTCCCAGCGTGATACTGCTGCTTGGCTGTCTGCTAAGGTCGCTGATCAGTATGAGCGGAAGCTGGGAGCTGCTTATGTCACCGCCGATGGCGTGGGTAAGCCTAAGGGGTTCCTCGATTACGCTAACGGCACTGACAACTTCGGCACGGTCGAGCGCACTAATATGGGCGCTGCCGCTGCTATCACCACCGATGGCCTGCTTGACGTGCAGTTCTCGCTTTTGGAGAAGTTCATGGGGCGTGCTACTTGGGTGATGAATCGCTTGACTGTTAAGCATATCATGCAGCTTAAGGATGGTGACGGGCGTATGATTTGGAGTCCCGGTCTTACTACCGGCGCACCGTCGATTCTGCTTGGCGCTCCGACTCGGACATCTACTACGATGCCGGTTGTTGCTGCTGGCGCTCTTGCTATTGCATGGGCCGATTGGCGCGAGTTCTATATGACCGTAAGTCGTATGGGGATTAGCGTGCTTCGCGATAACCTGACTCGTAAGCCGTTCGTGGAATTCTACACCAGAGGTCGCTTCGGTGGCGACGTCAAGAACTTCCAAGCTGGCAAAATCGGCGTGGTTGCTGCTTAACTAACGTTAATTAAAGAAAGGAGAATATATCATGGCTCTCAGAGATCTTTACAGCGGCCTCGGGTTTTTCGAAGCGCTGCCTGTTCGGGAATATTCGGAAACGGCCACTAACGGAACGACTATCGATCTGAAGGATTACGATGGTTGCCTTTTCCATGTTCATATTGGTTCGTTTACCGGTGTGCTGGATACCAGTTACTACACCATCCATGCACAGATCGGTGAATCGAACGCGGCTGGCACTATCGTGTGGTCTGACGTGCAGGCTTCACAGGTGCTTGACTCCGTTGTTGGTGAAGAAGGCGCGATCAGTGCCGTTACTCTCGGTGTGATCTTCTCGATCAATACCGCGCTGACCGATTCGGATACTGTCAAGCGTTTTGGTCTGCGAAATATTGGCACTCATCGTTACGCTCGGCTCCAGTGGTCTGCCGCTGCTGCCGGTAACGAGGTGTCCCTGACCGTGGGCGCAATCGCCGTGCTGGGTTACCCGCACTTCTGGCCTGTTGATGCTGCTATCGGCATTGACGCGCCTTAGTAAACTATAACGGGAGCGCGGTCCCCGGTGCTAACTCTCACGACTAGCGCCGGGGCCGCTCCGACAATAGAGAGGGGAGAACAATGGCTCTCAGTGATCTAGAAAAATATCAGGCTCAAGTTGGCCGGCATCAAGGTGCTGAATACTTCTACTTCAAAGCCGCTGCCGGTGGCGCGTTCGCTTTCTTTGAGGAAGTGGATGTTGCAGCCGAGCAGGTAATGTTGGGGTTGCTGTCACAACAGACGGTGAATTCCACCGTGTCACAGACTAATTCGTGGACTAGTGTTTCGCTGTTTACTGAATTGTCAAATTTCAGTGGGTATGGGATTGTCCCGTATATCGCTGCTACTACCGCTTCGCTAATGTCGATGAAGCTGCCGGTTGCTCGTAAGGGTGCAATTTTGCGCCTTGATTTCACGAGTTGTCTTGGTGACGCCAATATCTCGTTGTTCGCGGGAACGGGTGGTGCTGCCGGTGTGACTAGTGCCTCTTGCGAAACGATGGCAGGAGTTAATATTTCCTGTTTCAATATCAGTGCGATTGGTATGTTGACGCTAGTTGGCAAGAGCGCGGGTGTGTGGAGTGTGCTTGATGCTAATGATTCTGTGACTGTGCAGCCGCTTGCCTAATCGTTAATCAGGCCGGGAGGAAACAAGATGGTTAAAGTTCAATTCCACAAGGCGGCGAAGATGGCGCTTGACGGTATTAACGTCACGCTGTTCAAGCCGGGTGACGTGGTTTCGATGCCGGAAGCAATGGCCGCAATCGCTGTTGGCGAACCCCCGAAAGGACTTGCTGCGGCTAAGGTAGTCGGTTACGGCGAAGCGAAAGCTATTGTTGCCGCACCTGAGAACAAGATGGTTGCGCCTGCTGTGGTGAAGGAAGAGAAACCGAAAACCGAAACACCGAAACGCACTGCCCCTGCCGCCGCACGCGGGCGCGGGCGTGGTGGTCGAGGTAAATAATGGCGATCAATCCGCTACCCGCTGATACGTTCCCGCGCTGGCGCGTCACCACCGCACCGGCAATTACGCCGATTACGGTGGAGGATGTGAAGCTGTATGGGCGTATTGACGGCAGCGCGGAAGATGCTCTGTTGGGGCAGTTCATAGAGGGTGTGGTTGAGAACGCAGAATTGTGGCTCACCCGCGCCCTCATTACTCAATCGGTCACGATGTCGATGGACGAATGGCCCGCCACGAAGATCATTGATCTGCCGATGGCTGCTCCGCTAATTGGTGTAACTGAAGTTCGAACGTTAGATGAAGACGATGCGGAAACGGTATACGCATCGACTAATTACTATACTGATATTTACCGTGAACCAGGGGCGCTGATTATGACGCAGGACTCCACACCACCGACTAACACGGAGCGTGATGTTGGTGGTTACGAGATTGAGTATACGTGTGGGTTTGGCACATTAGCAACTGACGTGCCGTATACGATTCGCCTTGGTCTGATGATGTGGGCGGTGATCGCGTATGAGGATAGAACTGTAGCACCCGAACCGCCGCCGGAAGCGTTGAAAATGGGATTCGGCTTTTACAAGTTGGGGGATTCGTTCCTGTGACATGGATAGCGAACACCTTGAAAGAGCGTATACGGATTTGTGTTGCGGTGAACACGCCGAACGAGCGCGGATCTATGACGATGACCTATATACCGATTACGGAGTTGTGGGCAGCGTTCAAACCGATTAAGTGGGGAACGGCGTTAATGATGCAGGTTCGCGGGGTGCAGACTAATGATTTTAGGACGCACGAATTTCAGATTCGTTATGGTGCAGTGAAGTTGATCGGTCCTGCTGCGTTTGCCCCCGGTGAATTCGACGCTGGGTTTTATGGTTATGCCGGTGGTTTGGGGCGCGAATTTGACGAGGCGTTTAGTGCAGACTTTGCGTCAAGGGCCAAATTCAACCCGATTACATCGGAGTATTACATCAAGCTGCAACGCGAAGGGTCATGGGATACGTATCGAATGTTCCGCGTGGTGGGCACGTTGCAGGTTGACGAGAAACGCGAACGGTTAAACATCGTTGCCAAGGAATTAGAGGAATGGGGAACGGGTCATAATGTCGATTGACGCCACAGTTGAAGTCAAGAATTTCGAGAAGATCAGGATTCGTTTAAATACGTTTGGTAATACTTTACCTGATAAGTTGTTGGATGAATTGGAGAATAGCGCAAACAAACTGCGAAACCGTATTATTCTTTCCATTCAACATACAGCAACAGATTCGACACGGAAGTATGTTCGCCAAAAAGGGCGTAAATTAAAAAGTGGCAAATGGAGTAAAAGTAGGAAATATCATCAAGCATCGAAACCAGGATCACCGCCCGCACGTGATACGGGGGCTATGTTAGCTTCGATTCGTGTGCATTCAAAAATAAGAAAAGGCACATCAGAGATTCGTGTGGGTTCATGGTTGGGTGTGAAACGAACTAAAAAGGGTAGAACGGCAAACACGAAAAAAGGATACCCTGCGATGTTGGAAGAGGGCACAAAATACATGGCGGCTCGTCCTTGGTTGGAACCGGCAAAAGAAAAGCATTGGCCGCGAATTAAACGGCGGCTCAGTGAAATCATGGGGCAGGAAATTAAGAGGGCAACGAGGGGCGTATGAAACTCGGACTCATATCATTGAAAATACGACAAGCCGAAACGCGGTTTAAGGATCATGTTTCCGGTGTTGCCGAATTGCAGCGTATCATAGATCAAGAGGACGGCCATACGATCAATAAGGATACGCTCTTTGTCGTCACCCTTGGCGATAACGCTTCACAGAATACTCTTGACCAGGGCATCAACCAAAAGGTTAGCGAATCGTTCGCTGTTATTGCTGCTGTTGCTAATGACGGGCGGTATAGCGATCGTTCCGGTATCGACGCAATCGACCTGATGCACGATGTAAGGGATGAACTGTGGGGCGCGTTGCTCGGTTGGGAATGGCCTGATGCGTCGGGCAAGGGTCGCGAAACGTCACAGGTATCGTATACAGGCGCGGCAGTCATTAGCGTTGATCATGCGTGGGTGTGGATGGAATTCGACTTTGCCGCCGACTTGCGTATATCGAATGATGACGGTGTGCAGGAACCGGCAGCGGAGCAGTTCCTTCGCGCTTACGCTCAATTGAAGGATGATGATTTGCCGCTGAAAGCCGGAACTGCATTACCGCTTGACGATGACGATGTGATGGGCGAAGCGCGGGCAGAATTGGACGCTGTGTTTTCGTTCAGCACGTTGCCAATGCATGTGTCGAGCATTCGGAATATCAGTTACGGCGACGGCGAGATTTACGGCGACATCGGCGCGGATACCGGGTATGCGTGGTTTGATGATGAGGTTACGGCGAATCAGTTTGCGCGATTTGCTGCGCTGACACCGACTGCGAAGTATGCGCTAGTGGTCACCGATTCGGCGGGACTTACTGCGCGTGGTTACATCGGGCGTAACCTGGGTGAGGCGGTGTTGAGTGGAACGGAATTACTTACTGATGATGCTGGTTTTGAAACATGGACAGCAGATGGCCCCGCTCCCGCAGGTAATCTAACATATTGGAGTGAGGATAACATAAATGCGACTACTCGTTTGCTGAGTAAAGAAACAACTATAATTGAACCGAACAGTGGCGCGGCATCGGCAAAGTTACAAGCAGTCGGTAATGACGGCACTCTGCTTGGTGTAAATAAAGGAGCAACAGGTCTATTGAATGGTAGGTATCGTATTGTGGTTTGGAAATACATCACCGTCATTGCCGGTGGGGCAGAAGATGTTCGCATCCAATACAACGGGGCATGGAGTTCTCTTTCTAATATAACTTATTTGACTACTGATTCCGATTGGGTTGAGGTTGTGGGCGAAATTAATGCGACGAGTTCTGCAAGCAGCAGTATTGGTTTGCTGGGGACAGGGACAACTGCTGCTGCAACTTTTTACTTTGATAGTGCTTCAATTAAGCGTGTTACTTCACAAGGATTAGCGATCAAGGCCGTTCCGGAGGGTGACGATTCGCGTGGTTGGGAAAACATCGAAACCGGATTCGATGCTACGGATATAACAACTTATGCGGTCTATCCCGTATAACTTTAAAAGGAGAAATAAGATGAAAGATGTTTTCGTTAAACCCGCTCCCGGCCTTACGGTTCGAGATCCGGGTGATTATTCGGCGCTGCCTGTGACGGGTGCATATAAGCCGAAAAATACTTATTGGATTCGCAGGCTGCGGGATGGTGACGT